ATCACGAAGCGTGTTATCAATCGCATCAGCATGGTGAACATGGTGCCGCCCGTACGGACACTGGTGACTGAAGACAATGAACCGCATGATCGACAGGGCGACTACAAGCGTGTCACGAAGATGAAGAGTCAGAAGATGAAGCGAGCTGAACGGTACTGTAACCTGTTCGAGCTGACAGCTGTTCACTTGCGCTGGATACCACCGGAGAGCCCTGATGAAGAAGGCTTCTTCATGTACCAGGTTATCTATGACTTCGAGCCAGAGTTCGACCCGAATGATCCATTCACTCCGATCGCTGTAAATTACCCGATTGCCATAGTGGATACTGACAAGGATGCACTGACAAAGCGGTGGCAGCGGTGGGATTCAACTACCTGGATTGAATATGATATGCGGAACAATCAGCGTGCAGTGGTAGGCGGCGGCGTGCATGGCTGGAACACTGTGCCATTCATCTTCATGTATTCTGACGGTATGCCGGAGTCAGGGTTCATGGATGTCACAGGAGCACTTGACCTGATTGACATGAACGAGAACATCAATGTGATGGATACGAACCTGAATGTAAACATCCACTTTCAGAGCTTCGGGTACATCTACTTCACAGGTCTGAAGCGTGGTGAAGATGTTCTGTTCGGCGCTAACATAGCAGCCACGCTGCCAGATAATGCCACAGCAGGGATTCTACATCCACCGAACACAGTGGACTCTGTGACGAATGCGAACCAGGCGAAGTACAAAGCAGTTGCGCAGAACTACGGACTTGATCCTTCATTCGTTGAAGGCCAGACAGCAGCTTCAGGAGTGGCGCTGAAGGTGCGGCAGCAGGAGTTGACGGACAACAGGAAGGATGATGTAACACGCTGCAGGGACGCAGAACAGCAGCTGTACGAGAAGGAGCGACTGATCCTGCAGGTGGAGAAGCCAGAGTGGAGTCTACCTGAACAGCTGAATGTGGACTTCGGTGAATCCATTGAAGTGCTGACACCAGATGAACAGATGAAGCGTGACGAGCACGAACTGAAGCACGGACAGATCACCAGAGGTGCAATTCTGCAGCGCAAGAATCCCGATATGTTCAAGGATATCAAAGGCGGGAAGACGGCGCTGGAGCAGTATGAAGAACAGGTGCGGCTGAACCTGCGGTCGAACAAGAAGCAGGGCGGCAGGCTGGAAGAGCTGCTGGATGTAGCCGCAGGGGCTGAATGAGTGGTTTGAAAAGGTCGAAGACTAATGCCAGCTGACTATGCAGACAAGATGGCAGCACAGTTCGCTACAGCATGGGAACAGGTGAACAGGCGTGTCATCAATATCTTCATAGAACTTCAGGGCGAACCTTGGAGTGAAGTGCTGGAAGAGCTTGCCGATATTGACCTGCGTGGACATATACACGGTCTGATGGGCGGCTCCTATGATATGCTTGAAGATGCTTACGGTCAGATGCTGGCGCGTATCACGAAACATGGTGAAGTCTCTGAAGAGGTGCTCCAGGCGCTGATGTCTATTCACAAGGATGTAATAGTCGGGCAGGTGGGCGCCAAAGCTGCACAGATTCAGGAGTTGCTGGCAAGGCATGCAACAACCGGTATCAGTAAAGTGGAGTTCGTGAAGCTGCTGGAAGAATCAGGTCTGAAGAGATACCAGGCTGAAGCATTGGCGAACGATAGTCTGCGGAAGTATGACCGTAAAGTGCGGGAGCTGATGGCGCAGTCAGACGATCCTGAAAAGCTGTATATCTACAGCGGTCCGATAGATGGCCGTGTCAGACCGCTATGCAGGGAGATGTTGGAAGCTGGACCGCTGACACAGAAAGAGATAGAGCAGAACTTCCCAGGTGCATTCGTCAACGGTGGTGGCTTCAATTGTAGACATCACTTCGAACCTTATCAGCTGGCAGACCAGTACAGGGAAAAGGAAATCAAGAAGATGATGGAAGGTAAGGCAGCGTGAAGCCGCTTCGTGCTATTGTAGACTTGCCGATAAAAGACTGGCAGGGATTAGGCGAGCAAGTGGTCATTAAGACGGTGACAGAACTGCGGCGCAAGCATTATTACAAAAGCAAAAAGTACTCAAAGCAGTACAAGAAGCGGAAGATGGAAGGTAAAGCTGCGCGCCAGCAGGCCAGTCGTAGCGGTGTGCCGGATGCAACACTTACAGGTTTAACTCTTGACACTTTCAAATTCAAACGAGTTATTCACGGAAGCGGTGGTCGAGCGGCGGGTGCTGTTATCGGATGGGACGATCCTGCTGCAGCACAGAGAGTGGAACATGCGAGCAGACACAAGCGACCGATAATTCCCTCTGAAAAGAAGCCGCTACTACCGCCCGTGAAGAAGTTCTTCGATAAGCATGTAGACAAACTGTATGACAAAGCGGCACACCGTGTCAGTGGGCGCAGGAAGCCGATAGTCATTAATCTCTAGGAGCCGAGCGTGGCTAAAGAGCAGATCAGGTTCAGGAAGGCTGGTTCAGGATTCATCATGAACAAGTCAGGTGAACGCAAGAAGAAAGGTGATGAAGAACAGGTCTTCACAGACTGGTATGATGAAGAAGAAGTCTTCACGGACAAGGATAAACTGAAAGAGCAGCTTGGAAAGGAAGTTGACATGCTGTGATACATTTACTCAACATCAGAGGTCAATGATGCCCGAAGAAGTGAAGAACGCACCGAACACGCCCGCAGGTGGCGATACACCTGAAACCACATCAGAAGCAGGAGCCACGACTCCGCCTGCTTCTGTACCTTACGACCGCTTCAGCACAGTGATTCAAGAGCGCAATGATGCTCAGAAGAAGCTAGAAGCAGCTGAGCGGGAGAAGGAGGCGGCGCGACTCAAGAAGCTGGAAGAGGACGGCGACCTGACAAAGGTCAACGAAGCTCTTGCACAGCAGAATGAGAAGCTGCGTAATGAGAACGAAGCGCATCGTGAGTTTGAAGCTGATCGTCGCAGGACGTTAACTGAACAGCTTCCAGAAGATCAGAGAGAATTCACAACCGGGATGAGTCTGCTACAGTTAGAGAAGTTCGTTGCGAAACAAACTGCTGCACCTGCAGAGCCGGAGACACCTGGAGAGGAACGCACAGTTCCTACAGGTGATGCACCAGCTCCGCAGGCGGGCGAGAAGCCGAAAGGCTACCACGACATGACGCAGGAAGAGCGCGAAGCTAACTGGCCGCAGATTCTGAAAGGTTATCAAACAAGGGGATAACCACTCATGGCTGAAGTAACAACCACAACTGCTGCGAAGCTGATTCCTGAACTGTGGTATGAAGCGACTGCTGGTTACAAGAAACGCGTCTTGCGACTTGGAGCCATTGCGGTCAATTATACTTCCTACATTCAGGCAGCTATCGCTGTTACGGGCGGCGGCTCAAAGCTGAACATTCCGCTCGTTCTGGAAGAAGACGCTGATACACTGGCGTCCGGTGGGCAGCTGCAGCATGCAGCCAGCACCGATGAAGAAGCTGAAATCACCTTCACCCACTACTACAAGTCGAAGCGTGTCGGTGACCTGGTCAAGCTGCAGGCAGTGCCTTCAATGGTTGATCAGTACAGTCAGATGATGGGATACAGTCTCGGCAAGGCCGAAGAGTCTGTGATCGCTACTGCGATTCAGGCTGATACTCCAACCGAGCTTACCAATGACAATACTGTCACTGAAGACGAGAGCCTGACGGCTGTTGTAGCGGCTGCTGATGCAGGAATCGACCTGGAAGAAGATATGCCCGGTGCTTTCCTGTTCTGCAGTCCGCTGGCATATTCATCCATTCTGAAGGATGATGCGCTGTCGCTCTATACCACCACGGGTGTCCAGTCGCCGGTGTATTCCGGAATGAAGGGGCGGCTGTATGGTGCTCAGGTTTATGTCAGCACCGACTGGAGCGACGCTACCGACGCTGATACTGTGACCGCCTCCTGGTTCACCGGCAATGCAATCGGTTACGGTTACCAGCTGCCACCGACTTTTGAAGCCGCTCGGGACATCAACTATCTGGCTGATGTGCTGGTACATCACGCCATCATCGGCGCGGTTGCTCTGAAGAGCACGAACGCCAGCCCTGGCTGGATTTACAACTGGGACAATCCGTAATGTCAATGAAGTTCGTTCCGGCAGGCGCTTCAAAACCGTTGTTTAATCGTGGCGGGCGGTCTCCGGGCCGCCCGCTCACACCGCCCTGGTACAAGTCTCACAAGTATTTCCGCAGGCCGAACGGCACTGTTTATGGTATCACAAAAGATGGCTTGACCAAAGCAGAGATACAGCGCAGGTTGGCGAAAGGGCATGTACCGCTAGATGACAACTTGCGGCCCGAATGCTCACCTCCTGCTAAATTCCGAAAGGACATAGAAACACATGGCTGATTTAAGATCGCCGAAAACACGGTTCTTCCTGCGTTCAGATGGTAAACTGAAGAAAGCACATCATTCTGATAGCGGGCTGATTGCCAAATATCTGAAAGGCGACTATACTGAAATGCAGTACCGTGATGTGAAAGAGAAGCAGCCGGACGGCTCTGAGAAGCTGGTCACGAAACTGCTACCAAAGCAGAAGCCGAAGCCCGTTGAGAAACCAGCCGGGAAGAAGGGTGGCAGCAAGGGAGCGTGATACATGCCTGACTATTGTTCAGCGGCTGATCTGAAGAAGGCGTATGCAGACATAGACAGGTTCGACCTGAAAGTGACGCTGGATGCGTACAGCTTCGTGGAACACAGCAGCCCTATATACAAGCTGCATGATTCAGGCTATGTCGGCAGGCTATACAGAGCTGGCGCTGACCTGGGCGATGCCGAAGTGAATCTGGTTGCTGTTGACGCAGAAGATGAATGGTTCTACGACTCCACAACTGACACCCTGTATGTCCAGATTCCTTCAGGTTCTGTCACAGACTGGTCGTGGAAGGCTGCATACAAAGCATGGGCGACAGTAAAAACTGAAGCAATCACGAACGCTGCTGGATGGCTGGAAGACAATCTTGACCCGAAGATGCCGCGCCCGATTCCGATGACGACCCGCACTGGTGGCGACTATAGCTATGACTACTCCATCGTCCTTGCAAACGCTCTGCTTGCTTGTATCCTAATCGTGCGTGGCAGCGACCCGAAACATTCCATCATTCCGTCTCTAGAAAGACAGGTGTTCGATCCCGATGTGGGACTTGTATCACGCATCAACAGCGGTGACATGGCGCTGTCATTCGAGTGGACACGCTCTGATGGTGGCTTCTTAGAAGAAGGTTCCACAGACAGCCCGACTACTGGCAGACCCGTTGACCCGGTTGGAACGCCGCTGCTGGATGGATATAACCGGTATAAGCTGGAAATCGTTGATGCGGGCACTGTCACAGCTGCTGTAGACAATGAGACCGTGACCTACAAGGTGACTGATGTCGATGGTCAGGAAGTGGTGGCTGATACTTTGATAAACCAGAAGTATCAGACAGCAGGTGGTGGGATGCAGGTGCGCTGGCTTCCTGGAGTCTACTCTGCCGATGATTACTGGTGGCTATCAGTACAGACGAAGGCTCCTTCTACGAGTCAATTCCAGACAATGCGACTACACAGGAGAATGTGATGAAAGGTGAAGACATCCATGACTTCTACAGAAACGGTGACGAAGTGAAGGCTGTATCACGCCACCTGTCTGAAGAGACGCTTCAGAAGCTGCTCTCGGACGGATGGGTGCGTTGCAAGCCGGATGGTTCACCGCTGGCGAAGAAGAAGTCACAGCCGAAAGGCAAGAAGTCTCGTGGCGACTAACATCATCTATGACAAGATCATGAAGGGCGTGCAGTATGTTCTCAGGTCTGCAGCCAGTGGAACAGCTGTCACCCTTCCTGTGTTCCTGTCAGATGAAGATCCGGGCGGCGGGGAGCGGCTGATCATCAGCCCTGAATTACATACGCAACTGGTAGGAGCTTCCGGTCTGGCTGGCTATCGCTATACAGTACACCTGGACTATTATAATCCGAGCAGCATATCAGACAAGGAACGCACACAAAAAGTGCATGACATCCAGTATCTACTTGATACGAACATCACTGCTCGTGATGCAAATGATGCCGTCTACTACCACCAGGGAGCCGTTGTCAGCGTAGAATACCCCGAACATGATGATGAAGAAATCGACTACGAAGCGCGTCTTGTCTATGAAGCGACATACCCGCAGACACTTAGCTAAACGGAGAAAACATGGCAATTGTAACTAACACCTATAGCGGCGAAGAGTTTGAAGTCTTCCTTGCAATTCAATCATCTGCGATGGGAACAGCCGAAGACACTGACGCTGATTTTGTAAAGCTGTACCCAGAGACAGTGAACGATGTGGACTTGACGGGCGGACTGGTTAAGACTGAAATCGCACGCACAGGTCAACATGCACGCAGACCGACTGACTTCAGGCAGAGTGTAGATGGTGCAACCTTCCCCTGGTCATTCGAATGGGTGGTAAACCGCTTACAAGGGCTGAACAAGCTCCTGCAGTTGATCAGCGCAGATGCTGCAAGTCCGTTCGTCAGGGCGGGCAATGCCACGCCAGCTGTTTACGCTGACGGCGAGAGCACTGGTGAATACGCCACCGTGATCTTGAAAAGCCCGTACAGCGCCAAGTCCCGCGCTATCCACAGCGCACTGCTAACGAAGCTTTCTCTGAAGCAGGAAGCAGGGACACAGGGCGGTCAGCTGATAGCTTCCGGTGAATTCTATACCGGCTACAATCCAACTGTTGGAGCGACTGCTGTTGATCCTGCAGGTACCGAGTCGGCTTATGCGCCGACTGTGTTCGGCCTGACCAACACAAAGCAGATCGGCTCTGACGATATCGTCATGTCGGGCTGGAGCCTTGACATTGACTGGCCTGCTGCAAGGTTCGGGTTCACATCTGCAGGCGCTCCTGAAGGCTACCACCGGGGCGGATACACGGTCACCGGTTCAATCCAGGTCAAATACGACTCGGTTGTAGAAGGGCTGCTGGCGGGAGTTCAGACGTACAGTGGCGGTTTCACCAATATCACGCTCAGCAACGGCGGCAACTTCATTCTGTTTCTACCGTATGTGATGTTTACCGACATCCAGAACAATCTGAAGACAGAAATCGGCGCGATCACAGATCTTCCCTTCAATGTGACTGCATCTGGCCCGAACAGCCTGTACTCTATCACCACAGCGTGATACAAACTGAAGAAAGAAGGACAACATGACAGACAGCACGAAGCCAGAACAGAAGCGGCCGCAGGAGCCGGAAGGTATTGTCAACGGTAAGCTGAAGCTTTCCACAGGGAAAGTGGCGGAGCTGAAACCATTGAACCTAGCACAGCGAGCAGAATGCCGCAGCATTGAAACCATCGAGTACAACCCTTCGGGGAGTATGTGTATTCGTGGCAGCTTTGCAGCCGGCATTCGCTGGGCGATGTACGCCACAGGCTCCCGCAACCTGGAAGAGCTTGAAGGGTTCGGCTATTCTGACGCAGAGCTTGTGGAAATCGGAGCGGCTGTCAAGGCAGAGAACGAAATAAACCCTACGACCGCCTGAAGCTGCGCCTGAATTGCTGGCTGTCAGTTCTTTGTGATACATTGAGTGATCCGTTCGGGAACTTCCCGTACAAGTCACTGAATGCGAAAACGAAGCAATATATGACGATCAGAAGCCAGGAGCAGCTGTGGCAAATCATCAACACCTTCCCCGAAAAGTTTCAGTTCCAGTACAGCCTGTTACTGTGCTCTCCACTGCATCTGTTCGATGCAAGGTCACAGGAAATGATACACCGTCACGACTATTGTGTGACACATCCATCAGTCCCTCCGTTCCCCGGAAGCTACGAAGAACTGCCTGCATTCTGGCTGGATGCAGAGCGCATTATAGAGCAGGAACTGCCGAGAGCTTTCAAGCATAAGCAGAAGACCAGGAAGACCTAATGGGCGAGACAAAACAAGATATCATCCTGAAAGAGAAGGGCGCGAAGAAAGCGGAATCTTCAATCGGCGGAATTGACAAGCAGCTGATGAAGATAGCCGGAAGCGCTGTTTCTGTAGCTGCCGCCATGGCTGGTGCGAAGAAGGCGATGGATTTAGGCGAGCAGGCGGCTGTGTTCGATGTGGTCAGGAAGAAGTTTGAGCAGCTGGCTGAACAGCCTGGCGCTATGCTCATCAAGATGAAGAAGATGACCGCTGGCACAATTGATGAAATGACGCTGATGCAGAAGTACAATGCAGCAGCACTGCTCGGCCTGCCACTGGAGCGGTTCGATGATATGCTCGGAATCGCCAGGGGTGCAGCGCAGGCCACTGGTGAGAGCATGGACTACATGCTGAATTCTATTGTGACCGCTCTGGGGCGTGGCTCCAAGCTCATGCTGGATAATCTCGGCATTCTGATAGATGTCAAGCAGGCGAATGAAGAGTATGCTGCAGCACTTGGCATCACAGCAGATAAATTGACCGATGCAGAGAAGAAGCAAGCGTTTATAGACAAGGCGCTTGAAATCGGTAACGAGAACCTGGAGCGCATGGGCGGTGTGACAGCAGCTGCAACCGATAAGTATGATAAGATGCGTGCTTCTATAAAAGAAGCGGCGATTTCGCTTGGGGGTTATCTGTCACCAGCCACTGAAGGCGTTGCCGGCTGGTTCTCTA